AGAGTGATGAACCCCAGATTAGTGCGCTACTTCAAGCGTAAAGGATACAAGACAGTGCCGCAGATATACCACAATGGCAAACACATTGGTGGTTATACAGGACTGATGGATTACTTAAAGGAGATAGGCAAATGATTGAGGCGGCATTAGTATGCCTTGCACTAAACATCTACCATGAGGCTCGTGACCAACCCTTCGTGGGGCAGGTAGCGGTAGCACAGGTGGTGATGAACAGGGTGGCAGACTATCGCTACCCTGACACAGTGTGTGAGGTAGTAGAACAAGGCCCGACATACTCATGGACAGAGGACTTTCCTGTGCGTCATCGTTGCCAATTCAGTTGGTATTGTGACGGCAAGAGTGACAAGCCAAAGGACAATGACGCATGGGAACAAGCCCGAATGATTGCATGGGGTGTGTATATAGGAGACCTTGACGACTTCGTTGAAGGTGCAACACACTACCATGCAACCTACGTCCACCCTGAGTGGGCATATACCAAAACTCATGTGGCTCAGATAGCTGACCACGTATTCTATAGATGGGATTGATTATGTTAAATGGAGAAGAGTGGTCTATATTGACCATGTGTAGACGGTTACAGAACAATGTGCCGCAAGAAGATAAAGAGATGACGTTGCAAGCGTGGCTCGCTATGACAATACACAAACTGGAGAAGAAGGAGAAGGCCAGTGATTGAGACTATTATACTAATAGAGTTGCTTTTGGTGGCTCTTTCTGTTATATAATTAAAGCACCCCAAAAGTTCCTACTGAGTATAGGGGAAAGAGGTGGGGGAGTATATACAACACAATGTCAGTAGACATAAACAGATATAAGGAGATACGATATGCCTTTAGATATGATTCCAATGGATGAAATGATTCCAGAAAACCTAGACTTTAACGTAGAGTTTGAACCTACTAAGGTCAAAGACAAGAAGTATGTAGTCAATGGTAAGACTGGTGAATACATTGGCGTAGTGGGCAACACATTCCAGTGTGCTAGTCACACGGACTTCTTTGGTGGTGTTCATGACACCATCACAGAGAACTTGGGCGAAGAGCAATGCGATAGCATGAACATGAAATGGAAGACTGCACGAGACAATGCATGGGTTATGCTTGACATGACACTTCCCAATGTGACTGCTCGTATTGAGAGCGATAAGCATACAACCACCATTGCACAGCGTATCATTGCACTGCATGGTGTGGATGGTTCGTGTTCAAACCAAGTGTTCTTTGGGGCTATCGACTTCTTCTGCACCAATGGTATGATTCGTGGTGAGCATGACAAGATTAGACGTAAGAACACATCTAACTTCAGCATGGATAGGTTCATTCGTGACCTACGAGAGTCCACACAGTCTTTCTATGCACAGTCTAAGCGTCTGCAAGGGTGGGCTAACAAGCCCCTGTTTGTAGGTGACGTGAAGAGTATGCTCGAATCACTACTTAAATCTGACCGTATGACAGAGAAGATGTTTGGGCTATACAACCAAGAGGCGAGTGTTCGTGGTCAGAATGTGTGGGCTTTATACTCTGCCTTCACTAACTATGCATCGTATGCTGATGAGCGTAATGGGTTTAACCTTCGTGATACAGGTAAGGATACTAATGCAGTATCAATGTTCACTCGTGAGCATAAGGTGTCACAGTGGATTGAAAGCAAACAGTTTAAGGAGTTAATTGCGGCATGAAGACAGTAGAAGATTTAGTATTGACATACTATTCTTCCAATGATTTCAGTATGTTAAGAGAGCGTAGTCAAAAGGACTACAGATACTTTCTTGGCATACTGGTCAGTGAGTTTGGTGATACTGCGTATGATGCTATCACATCTAAGCAAGCCAAACACGCTTACGAAGGATGGGTCAAACGAGGTATCTCACTTGCGAACCATGTATGCACAGTGTCATCACTTGTGTATCGGTATGCAATGGAGATGGAATATGTAACATCAAACCCTTTCGCTAACATCAAGCGCAAGACACCTAAACAACGCAAGGTTGTATGGACAGAGGCTGACATACAGAAGTTCCTGTCATTCTGTTACAGCGACTTTAACTATCGTAACATTGGATTGATTATCCACATGGCATACGAATGGTGTCAGCGTATTGGTGATATGCGATTGCTTACATGGGATAACATCGACTTTGATACACAACGACTGCACCTAGAGCAGAGCAAGCGTAGGGCAGAGGTTACGTTACCTATTAGTGACGACTTGATTGAGATGTTAAAGCAACAGCATGATGACTTCGGCTTTCAAGAGTACATTGCTCCTCGTCCAAGGCCCGTACATGGCTCTTATGAGCCGTATAGCTTGGATAGGATGTCGAAGGCAGGAAGAAGCGTCATGAGGCTTGCAGGGCTGTCTGAGGAACTACGTCTAATGGACTTGCGTAGGACAGGCACTACTGAAATGGTCGAAGCCGGTGTTGGTATGGCACAAATCATGTCTGTTACAGGGCATAGCAACCCACAATCGGTTAAACCTTATATGAAAAATACGTATGCTTCTGCAAATCATGCGTTGACGACACGAAAAATGCATGATATAAGCATAGCAAGTGCCAACAAGGAAAGTGATAATACATATGAATAATATATATAACACTATAAGTGATATGGATATACCTAATGGACATACTAAACGTATGAATTGTCCACAGTGTAATGGTATTAAGACATTCACTGTCACTAATAACATGGGTAGTCTTGTATGGAATTGCTACAAGGCTTCCTGTGGTACAAAGGGTGGCACTCGTGTCCACCTCACTGCCGATGACATACGTACTAGTATCGGTGGTGCAGAAGAGTATGCCAAGCAGGATACATTCAGTGTACCTGATTACATCGTACCACCTACATTTGATGTTGCTGAATGGGCAATGGAATTGTATGGGCTAGATGCTAATGAACTTGGCTTGCTGTACGATGTCAAAGAACACCGTGCAGTATTCCCCGTTAGCCACGAGGGGCGTATCGTAGATGCTACAGGCAGGGCGTTGGGAAAACGTCTACCTAAATGGCGAAGATACGGAAATAGTGGCTTGCCTTACACACATGGTTGTGGTAAGGTGGCTGTAGTTGTTGAGGACTGGGTCGCCGTGTTGGGGACATCGTTATCAGATTCACACAAGAGGTACTTATCGCAGTTCTCAACCGCTGTTATCGCATTAGACCCTGATGCATTACCCAAGACCCTAACGATGGCGAAAGAATTACGAGGCTATGTAGATGATGTCCGTGTCTTACGCTTGACTGACGATTTGAAATATCGTAACCCAACAGACTTTGAAAACCTAACCAACATAGGAGATATGTAATATGGAATTAGCCCTAGTAAGAAGCCTAATGGACAAAGAGTTCTATGATGAACATCGTGGCGCACGTTGTCCTGACAGACTATTCAGTAAGGATGTGCGTAGCGTCAAGAAGGCAATTGATACAGCTATGGACAGGTATGAGAGAACAGTAACCCCTGATGAGATTGAGGCACTGTTCATCTCTAACAATCCAACACTGACTACTGCACAGAAGCAAGCGTACTCAAGTCTGTTTGCACAGATTAAGAAAGAGTCGCCACTAGGCAGTGATGTAGCACAAGAGGTGCTATCTAAATTATTCCAACAGGTAGTTGGCGAGGACGTAGCTAACATCGGTTTCGATATGGTCAATGGCACATCTGCTAGCCTTGAGAAACTGCGCAACCTAATGGAACAGTATGGTGATGACTTCACCCCTAACTTGAATGTCGAGTGGGATGACATCACCATTGAAACCTTGCTTGCCAAGGCTGACCTTGAAGCACGTTGGTCATTCAACATTCCGTCTGTAGCACGGAAGGTCGAGGGCGTTAACGATGGTCAGTTGATTGAGGTAGGCGCACGTCCAAACACAGGCAAGACATCCTTCCACGCTTCACTGATTGCAGGGCCGGGCGGCTTTGCACATCAGGGTGCTAAGTGTGTTATCCTCTGTAACGAAGAGCCATACAATCGTGTAGGTTCACGTTACCTGACTGCCGCATCTGGCATGACAGCACGAGAGGTTAAGGAAGACTTAGCAAAGGCGTCACGTTTGTATGAGCCTGTGTATAAGAATATCAAGATTAAAGATGCATCAGGTCGTGACATGAACTGGGTCGAGAGTATCGCCAAGTCATACAAGCCTGACATTCTTGTGCTTGATATGGGTGATAAGTTTGCACGACAGGGTGGCTTCTCTCGTCCTGACGAGGCTCTCAAGGCCAATGCAATCCATGCCCGAATGATTGCCAAGGAGCATGGCTGTGCTGTGTTCTATATGTCTCAGCTATCAGCAGAGGCGGAAGGCAAGGTCATGCTAAACCAGTCTATGATGGAAGGCTCACGAACAGGTAAGGCGGCAGAGGCTGACCTTATGCTACTGATTGCTAAGTCACCATCTGTTGAGGGGCAGGAAGAAGAAAGCCCGTTGCGTCACGTTAACATCGTGAAGAACAAACTCAACGGCTGGCACGGCATGGTCAACTGCGAACTTAACTATCAGACAGCGAGGTACGAAGGATGAGAAAGGCATTTAGTACTACCTTGCACGGCAAGTATGATGACATAGCACGTCAGGTTACAATGCACTGCATGGAGCGTAAGGGTTACAAAATGCGTGAGAACCCTAACATATATGCACAAGACCTGATTGCAGAGAAGGATGGCAACAAGTTCTATGTGGAGTGCGAAGTGAAGACAGTTTGGAAAGGTGATGCGTTCCCGTATGACACGGTACAGTTACCTGAACGGAAGAAGAAGTTCTTCAGTAAGCCGACACTGTTCTTCATATGGAATAACGACATGACCACAGCCGCTACGTTTAAGTCCGAGACAATTAAAGACTTGACACCGGTAGAGGTATCGAATAAGTATATGGCATCAGGAGAGATGTTCTATCAGATACCGATGGACATGATTAGATTTGCGAGGTACACACATGAAACTAACACTTGACGTAGAGAATACTGTGACCAAACGAGATGGCAAGATGCACCTTGACCCATTCGAGCCTACCAATACATTGACTATGGTTGGTATGCTTGCTGATACAGGTGAAGAAGAGCTTGTTACGTTTGACCACAGTGAGCAGAGTGAGACACCAAATGGTCACGCTACTGTTCAGCGTTGGCTTGACGAGGCTACTGTCCTTATCATGCACAATGCAAACCACGACCTGTTGTGGTTGTGGGAATGTGGCTTTGTATATGATGGCCCTGTCTTTGATACCATGTTGGCAGAATATGTATTGCAACGTGGTCAGAAAGAACCGCTATCATTGGAAGCCTGTGCAGAGCGTTACGAGCTAGACACCAAGAAGCAGGATACTCTCAAGGAGTATTTCAAGCAGGGTTACAGCACTCGTGACATTCCGCACAACGAACTATCTGAGTATCTGTCTGCTGACTTACATGCTACACAGCAGTTATCTGACAAGCTGATGTATCGTCTAAACACAGCAGACAGTACTCTGATGCCGACAGTTGACCTTACCAATCAGGTATGTGTCACACTGGCACGTATATACCAACGTGGCTTTGCCGTTGACCTTGACGTACTTGATAACGTACGTACTCAGTTTGAGGCAGAGAAACAGCAATTGGTGAATGACTTGCAGGTTCACGTTCGTAAGTTGATGGGCGACACACCTATCAATCTAAATAGTCCAGAGCAATTATCTTGGGTTATCTATAGCCGTAAGGTAATGGACAAGCAGTATTGGGGCAACGCTATTGACCCATACATGAGTGACGGTGACTTCCGTAGCCTTATGGCAGGTGGCACACAACGTCTACACAAGACCAAAGCAACGCAGTGTGGTGAATGTAACGGCACTGGTCAGGTAAGAAAGGTAAAGAAAGATGGAACACCATTTGCCCGAACTAATAAATGTCCGTCCTGCCTTGGGGATGGTTATCATCTGCTTGATTTGGCTACTGCTGCAGGACTAAAGTTCAAACCGCCCGGTCCTAAGTGGGCGAGTGCCAACGGCTTCAGCACAAGCAAGGCCAACCTTGAGATACTAGAGAAAGCCGCACGTTCAAAAGGTATGGACGATGCTGTTGACTTCTTAACTAAGGTTCGCAGGTTGTCTGCCGTTGACACATACCTGTCGTCATTCGTTGATGGTATTCGACTGCACACTAAGCCTGATGGCAAGTTGCATGTGCGTCTTACTCAACACATGACATCGACAGGACGTTTCAGTGGTCGTGACCCGAACATGCAGAACATGCCACGTGGTGGTACGTTTCCTGTGAAGAAAGTGTTCGTGTCACGTTTCGAGGGTGGCAAGGTACTTGAGGCTGACATGGCACAGCTTGAGTTCCGAGCCGCTGCATTTCTAGCACAAGATGAGGTAGCAATTAATGAAGTATCTACTGGGTTTGATGTACACTCATATACCGCTCAAGTTATTACTGATGCTGGTCAGCCTACGAGTCGCCAAGATGCGAAGGCTCACACGTTTGCGCCACTCTACGGTGCGACAGGCTTCGGTAGAACACGTACTTCACCCAAATCAAAAACTACCCTGTACAATCGTTTGCTACGGCAGATATTGTACCGGTCGCACTTATACACATCGACAAACTACTTGACGGTATGCAGTCATGTGTGGTAAATAGTGTACATGATAGTATCGTTATTGATGTGCATCCAGACGAAGAAAGGAAAGTGTTGGATATCATCAATCAAACTAACGATGAGTTACTAAACCTAATCCAAATGAGGTGGGGCATTACATTCAATGTACCACTACTACTTGAATCAAAGATTGGTCCGAATTGGCTTGACGTACAGGATGCAATCTGATATAACTACCGGACTTTCACAAAACAGAAGGAGACAAAATCATGTCAAACATTACAACAATCGACACAAACAACTACGCAGCAATGGCTAAAGCAATGGGCATCGGTAACGATGGCGGCTCAAATACAAAAGAGAAGTCAAGCACATTGGCTCGTCTGCGTATCAACCACTCAGCTATCATGGGTGAGGCAGAAGTGAATGGTAAGAAGGTCAACATGGAAGTTGTATCTGGTGGTACATACAAGCTAGACATTCCAGAGGTTGGCACTTTCTATGCATCCACTGTAAAGATTCGTCCGTATCTACAGCGTTATATGTATAAGCGTTTCATTAAGGGTATGGGTGATAAGCCTAACCGTTATGTCAAGACAGTCATGGCAGACAATCTGAACATCGACTTGAAAGACAATGATGGTGGGTTCAACTGCGGTAAACCGGCAGGGTTCATCAAAGACTGGAAGGCACTACCTGAGAAGACACAAGACCTTATTCGTCAGATTAAGCGTGTTCGTGTTGTACTTGGTACTGTCGAACTGGTTGACCCTGTGGATGTACACGGTAACTCTGTAGAGATTGGTGAGACACCATTCATCTGGGAGATTGAGAACCGTGATGCGTTCAAGGATGTCGGTGGGCTGTTCACTAAACTAGGCAAGATGAAACGCCTACCAGTACAGCACATGATTACCGCAAACACAGAAGAGCGTAAGCTACCTAATGGTAACTCGTTCTACCTGCCGGTCGTATCACTAGACGTTACCAATACATTGGAACTAGGTGACACAGAGCAGGACACATTCGGTGACTTCATGGCTTGGGTTCAGAACTACAATGAGTACATCATCAATACATGGGCAGAGAAAGCTAAACCTGCCGAAGAAGAGATTGATGAAGAAATCATTGATGGTATTGTGGATGTTGAGTTCGATGAAGAAGTTGAGGTGGCATAGTGAACCATCCAGCTGAGTTAGCTGTTCATCAGTACATGGAGAGTGCCGTCAAAGGCGACACCTCTATGTCTGAGGACACAATCAAACAGGTAGCATCTGAAGTAGCTGAAGCTCTCACCAAGCAATTTGGTGGGGGCAACAAGCGTGGTGACTTCCGTTTACGAATGTCCAACATTGGTCGTCCCACATGTCAGTTGTGGTATGACAAGAACAAACCAGAGATTGGCCTACCTAAACCAACCACATTCATTATGAACATGATGATTGGTGATATTGTTGAGGCTGTGTTCAAGGGTCTGTTAAAGGAAGCGAGGGTCAAATATGAGGAGCCGGAACATGTTACTTTGGAATTACCTAATGCAAAGATTAATGGTACATATGACATCGTTATTGACGGTGCGGTGGATGACGTTAAGTCTGCATCCAATTGGTCATACACTAACAAGTTTGAGTCCTACGATACCCTTGCTTCTGGCGATAGCTTTGGCTATGTAGCACAGCTTGCAGGGTATGCTAAAGCCGCTGACAAGAAGGTCGGTGGTTGGTGGGTAGTCAACAAAGCAACAGGCGACTTCAAGTATGTCCGTGCTACTATGGACTTGGAAGAGGAGCTTGCAAAGGTAGAGAAGACAGTCGATACTGTGAACAAGAATGAGTTCAAGCGATGCTTCGAGCCCGAGAAAGAAACCTTCCGTGGTAAAGAAACAGGCAACACTGTGTTGAATAAGAACTGTACGTTCTGTTCATATCGCTTTGACTGCTTCGACATCACAGAGAAACCTGCGGTAATGTCACAGGCAAAGATGCCTAAGATTACACCGTACATTGAACTAGCGGATGAATATAAAGATGCCGTTTAACCAGAAGCAATTCCGTGCGGCACGTAAGTATGGGTATCGGTCAGGCTTAGAACTCAAGATATCGGAGGCTCTCAAAGAACAAGGCGTTGACTTTGGCTATGAGAACATGAAGATTGAATGGGAGGACTTAGCCTACCGTACCTACACACCGGACTTCACCTTACCCAACGGTATCATAATCGAAAGTAAGGGGATGTTCACTGCTGCAGATAGGCGCAAACACCTAGCAATTCAGAAGCAACATCCTGAGTTAGATATACGGTTTGTGTTTGAAAACAGTAGACGTAAGTTACGTAAGGGTGCTAAGAGTACATACTGTGAGTGGTGTATCAAATATGGATTCAGATATTATGACCGCATCATTCCGGAAGATTGGCTCAAAGAAAAGGGCAATAACAAACATCCCAAGTTCGTAAAGTTCAAGGGTGGAAAAGTGAAAAGGAGATAGCAAATGGACAAACATATTGACGAAAACGATTTCTTGGTACGTATACGGCCTTACAAAGATGAATCAGGGGAGTGGTCAGGTGACATTGACCTATCCATTGTAACACTTCCAGACAATGATTGGTCAGACGAAGACTACTCAGAGCTTGTTCACTTCGCTACTATGGTAGCATCAACTGTTCCTATCATGGAAAACAATACAGAAATCCGTGAATTAGTACACAATTATGTAATGGATACGCTTGACACTGAATATGAACCTGTGGTAGAAGATAGTAAGACTACAGAGGTTGAGTATGATGGCAACATTGTTAAGATTAACTTTGGTACAACAACGAAGGGGAGTGCATGATGGGGTATGAAAAACACGAAGCGTTCATGAAACGTATGGCAAAAGAAGAAGACATGGTAAACAAACCACCTCACTACAACCATGCTGGTATCGAATGTATTGAGGCTATCGAAGCTGCTCTAACACCAGAAGAGTTTCGAGGTTACTGCAAAGGTAACAACATCAAGTATACTTGGCGTGAGAAGTACAAGAATGGTGATGAGGATATTCAAAAGGCTGTTTGGTATATGAACCGCCTTGCTACATATGGGGAGCGACATGATAAGAGTTAAGGTTTATATGACCCTTCACGTAGACCCAGAAGAATACCCAATGCCAACAGATAATAATGTTGACATCGAGATACAGGACGCA